TTGGATAAACGGAAGTGAAAAATTCTTCGGCGATATTACTTGGTACGAATGCAAACTCATCAAGATACAGAAGCGAGATAGAAAAACCACGAATTGCGCTAGAAGCAGTTGAAGATGCTAGAACTCGGCAATTATTTTCTAATTCAATATCACCCTTATTCCAAACTCTCACACCTTGCTGTAGCCATAAAGGAAGTGATTCGTATGCGATTTTCACACGATTCAAAATTTCACGCGCCGTTGGTGCTTTATTGGCAAGAATCGCAACAAACTTATCTTCATTAAAAAGAATATACCAAAGAATATATCCAACAACCATTGTGGTCTTGCCGACCTGACGACCTGCTTTTACAATCACACGGCGATTGTTATTAATATCCGTGATGGCTTGTTTTTGAAATGGATATAATGATATTTGCACAAAACCTTTGTCAAGTGTAATAATCTTGACATAATTTTCAATAAAATAAATTGGGTCTTTTGTGCAACGAATATACTCACGGATTTGATCTTCCGTAAGTTGTAACTGCATATTAATGCGTTTTAAATTGGGATTTCCAAGATAATTTTTAATTCGCGTCGGAAGTATGTTCATTTTTTAATTTTTTCAACAACTCAGCGGTAGAACCAACAAACACTGCTTTGTCAACATTTATATTTGTTGGAGCAGCAGGTTCCTTTGGTTTTAATTCTTGCTGTTGCTTTTGTAGAATCATCAACTTCTCTGTGACGTCAGAGAGATTCTTGATCATATTTGCTGCGACTTCATATGCACGAGGATGCTGAGATTCTTTAGCAACTTCTAGTATACCGTCGAGTGCTTCGTTACCTTTTTCAATTAAATTATAATAATTAGAACGCGAATAATCTGCGTCTGGATTTTGTGTATGTGTTTGATGCACTGTTATTGGCTTGTCTTCGTTTTTTACAACAGGCACATAATCAGTGTTTAATAATTCAGCGAGGTTTTTATCAACATCACTCATGTTATATTAGGGAATTCCTCAACAGTTGTATCAAATCCAAATGCAGTATTTACGTTTGCTGTGTTAGGGTCAGGAGACACAGTTATACTTACTAATTGTTGATCATTAGTTCCGAAAGAAATTATATTATACGATGCATTTGAAACAGCACCTGTAATAAAGTGACCTGATGTTAATACTCCAGTTGTATCTACAACAATAAGAGTATTTGTCGATGGACTCCAGCTGTTTACATAACCAGTTGCAGAAGCCACATCAAAATTATTTCCCTGATAAACAAGTTCACCAATTTTAAATGAGCCTGTTCCACCGCTTCCTGTGGCGCTGTTTACAGTAATCTTGCGTGAAGAATCTAAACTAAAGACATCATTAAATGTGTTTGCTGTAGAGGTACGAATCACATCAACATTCGCAATCGGTCCATACATATATCCCTTCATTGTAAAATTTAATGTCCAATTTAATACACGCAATGTTTCTGGACCACCAATATAATCTGCATCATAAACAACATTCTGAAGAATGATTGGAATATCTATTGGTTGGTTTAATCCAGTGAAATCAGCAGTAAGTGTGTAATCGGGTGCAAAATATGGAAGAATTTGTTCTACAATTTGCGTACCATCTTCTGTATTTCTAACATATATGTTTAATGAAAAATCAAAATTATATGGCGTCATTCTAACGCTACGAAGAAGCGTGTCGCTTAATGGAGAAAAATTGCGATTAAACATGCTGGTTTTACGAACAGGATCATAAGTGATTGAAGTCATTTCAAAACTCATTCTAGGCAATGTGATTTGCACTGCCTGATTCATATTCGGATCTTGTTGTAGACGAGAATAAAATTTTTCTTTTTGTGCGTATGATAACGGAACAGTTATTCTTTCAAGTTCTGTTGTTCCTGTTTTATTATATCTTACCAAACGAATGTTGTTGAACATCGTGCCGAATGCCACGACCATTTTTCTTGTTACACGATGATAGAAATGCGTATTTGATAACATAATTATTCGTTTGCACTACCAAATGGATTTGTTTCTGACCAGTCTAATATATTGTCGCCTTCGGTTTCAATTCTCATATTATCATCAAACGACTCAGTTGCATCTTCTTGAACATTACCAGATGCTAAAGTCCACTCAGCTTCGGAACTGACCCCTTTTATGATTGTTCCTGTTGCGAATGCGCCGCGAATATTTCTGAGTGTTAATTTTAAATTAGGTTTATCCCAAATACGAACATAAGCGCGTGCGGTTGCCGCTGCTAAAGAAGCACCTTGATAAACGATCTCGCCATCTTTGTATGTTGATGCCCCACCTTCTGCCATCGTAAACTCCACACTAAATGCATTTTGATCACCAACTTCATCAATAGATGGCACACCTGTTGCAAGCAATTCCCCATTATATTTGAATGTTTCGCAAGATAAACCATACATATATGGCATGATTTTATTATCTAATCCACCACTTACTCTTGTTGTTGATCTTCCTAATTGGAAAAAGTTTTTTTCTTGTTCAACAAATTTAATTTCCATTAATTTTTGTTGAATAGGAAGATATATCAAATCGCCTTCTTTTGGCGTATTTCTAGTCGCTGCAGGAATATATCTTTCAAAAGTGCGACGCGCGAGTGCCAACTCAACACCTTTGTCTACTTGTAATCCAAATTTACTAAAAAATTCTTGGTTTCCAGTAAAATCATTAAATGTTTCTAGATACACTTCAATTTTATATGCACTTGAATATGTTTTTACTGGATCATCACCAAATAATTCATCAAGCGATGAGAGTGAGTCGCGAGGAATATAATAAACATCGATACCATGATTTCGTATGGATTCGATCACCATATCCTCAATAAGAAACTGTTCTCTAGAGGCTCCTTGATTATTAAAATAAACACTTGTTGCCATTTAATTATCCAACAAGCATTGATGCGGGTGATTCGTACGTGTCTCTGAGTTTTTCTTCAAGTTTTTCAACTTCAAGCAATGCATCATTATAAATTTTTTCACCATTTACCACAAGTCCACCAGGAAGTGTGTAGTTACCGTATTTTGTAAGGTTATTGCCCCATTGCATCTTAAACAATGCTGTTGTATATTCTTTTAACCATTGATCAGAATAAACTTTACTATAAACTTCTGGATCAACAATTCTAAATGCCTCAAACACAATGTAATCATTTACATCTAATCTTCCATTCCAGTCCATTTGAATATTAACTCTTTTTGTTTTTTTGTTGAAATCAAATGGAATTTCACCAGTTACAATCATATCTAACATCGAAAGGTGTTGACGCGCGATATAGTAATAAGTGTATGAAGATGAAAGAAGATTATAGAAATCGTTAAGACGAATTTGATAATTAATATCAAATATATTAAATCCTGATGTACCTTGGGAACTAATACTTGCCCCAGTGACTGGAAGTAATCGTGTGATGCCGATAATATTATCAGATACTGTAATATATTTGTTTGTAATATCTGAATTAGTTACTTTGTGCGCCAAATAAGATTCTTCTGTTCCATCATAATGAAACTCACGATATCTGTTTAGCGCATCATCAATTCGATCTTCCAGTTGATCATCATCGACGTTGATATCAATGACTGGGAAACCCAAACGACGAAGGCAATAATCTTTAAGTTCTGTGCGTGTTGTTGGGATTCCCATTTTTTTATCTCAAAAATAAAAGAATAATATTATTTATTAGGTTATACCATAGGTATGTAAAATCCACCCATCAGATCCACCACCACCCGCAGTATTTGCTTTATTATATGCTGCGTTTGCTTGAGCATATGCATCACCAACCGAAGCAGTACCAGTTGTGAACGAAATATTTGCATTCGTACCATCAGCTGCAGAAGCAACAAATACTTGAATTGATGTAGTGTTGATGAAGTTTAGTTGTTTAGCGTCAAGCGTTGATCCGCCATTCGCAGAAACTCGGACAGTATTTGCTGCATTGTTTGCTTGACCATATGCTCCATTTGCTTGACCATATGCACCGTTGGCGGTGTCTCTAGCAGTATTTGCTTGGTCTCTAGCAGTATTGGCTTGATCGCGCGATGTATTTGCTTGGTCTCTAGCAGTATTCGCTTGTGCATAAACAATATTCGCGTGCGCATATGCTCCGTTGGCTTGTGAGTAAGCACCATTGGCTGTATCGCGAGCAGTATTTGCTTGGTCTCTAGCAGTATTCGCTTGTGCATAAACAATATTCGCGTGCGCATATGCACCATTAGCCTGAGCATATGCACCATTAGCCTGAGCATATGCACCGTTGGCGGTGTCTCTAGCAGTATTTGCTTGAGCATATACGATATTCGCGTGCGCATAAGCGCCATTAGCCTGAGCATATGCACCGTTGGCTGTATCTCTAGCAGTATTCGCTTGATCCCTTGCACTATTCGCTTGACCATAAGAAGCATTTGCAACATCACGAGCAGTATTCGCTTGTGCATAAACAATATTCGCGTGCGCATAAGCGCCATTAGCCTGAGCATATGCTCCGTTGGCTTGTGAGTAAGCACCATTGGCTGTATCACGAGCAGTATTTGCTTGGTCACGAGCAGTGTTTGCCTGACCATAAGAAGCATTGGCAACATCACGAGCAGTGTTTGCTTGGTCGCGAGCGCTATTTGCTTGACCATACGCAGTATTGGCTTGATCGTATACTATGTTTGCATGAGCATAAGCGCCATTTGCCTGACCATATGCACCATTCGCTTGGCTATATGCACCATTAGCAGTATTACGAGCAGTGTTGGCTTGATTTCTCGCAGTATTTGCTTGATCTAAAACATTTAATCCTGCGCTCAAGAAAGAAACAGCAGCATTAAATGTATTTGCTCGCATCTCATCGCCAGCAGTTGAAAGTACTGTATCGCCGATGTAAATTGTTGAACCGCTTAGATATAAATCTCTGAATCGTTTAGTAGATGTACCAAGATCATATGTAACATTGGTTGTTGGTATGAGATGCTGGACGTTTAGTGTGCCAGTCATCGTATCGCCAGAAAGATTTACTTTTAAATTTGCTTCTGCATAGGCATTATTCGCTTGAAGCCTTGCACTGTTTGCTTGATCTCTGGCAGTGTTTGCTTGATCAGTTACATTTAATCCAGCAGTTGTAACAAACGAGTCAGCGTTTAACGTATTAAGTTTTAGATTACCAGTGCGGAAGTTATTGCCAGTAATGTCGATAATATTGTTTGTTGTCTCTGCATCATAGTTGTCGAATAGATAGAATCGATTTTCTGTTGCTTTACGGAAAAAACCAGCATGCGTCTTTGTGTTGCCACGATCGAAGTGCCCAACAAATCCAATATCATATGAGTCGCCAACTTGACCATTTGCAAGGAAGATAATTGAATCATTAACAGACAAATTGCTGACATTAAGAAGTGTATTTGAACCAGAAACAAATAAGTTACCAGTAATTGACAAGTCACCAGTAACAGTACCACCAGTAAGATTGAGTTTTAAATTTGCTGTGTCATAAGCATTGTTTGCTTGCGCATAACCAGCATTCGCCTGACCTCTTGCAGTATTCGCTTGATCGCGAGCAGTGTTTGCTTGATCACGAGCGCTATTGGCTTGAGCATAGGAATCATTTGCGGTTCCACGCGCTGTGTTTGCCTGATCTCTGGCACTGTTGGCTTGAGCATAGGAATCATTCGCTGTTCCGCGAGCAGTGTTTGCTTGATCACGAGCGCTATTGGCTTGGCTGTAAGAATCACCTGCTTGAGCAGCAATATTAATTCCACTTGCTGCGCTTAAAATATTTACGTTTAGTTTATTGACATAAACTTCATCATTTATTGCACTTAGAGTGGCTTCGCCTAGATGTAGCGAAGAATTTGAAAGCCATAAATCTCTAAATCTATTTGCACTAGTTCCCAAATCATAAGTTATATTGGCTGTAGGAATTAAATGCTGGACATTTAGCGTTCCAGTCATTGTATCGCCAACTTTTAATACTCTTGTGTTCGAATCAGCATAAGCAGCATTTGCCTGACCATATGCAGTATTTGCTTGGTCGCGAGCACTGTTGGCTTGAGCATAAGAATCATTCGCTGTTCCGCGAGCAGTGTTTGCTTGATCACGCGCAGTATTAGCCTGATCTCTCACCAAATTTGCAAGAGCATAAATTGAATTTGACCATAATGTATTACCTGTACCGTCTGTAGATAATACGAAACCATCAGTTCCACCGCTAGATGGAAGTCTGAATGTGTAATCAGCAATTTGCGAATTATTAGCGCGAACTGTTGTCGTGTACAATCCGTTTAAAAATGCAAACTCAGTACCAGTGACTTTATTCGTTAGAATGTCACCTGAACTTGCGTCAACTGCTGTACCAGTTCCTGATGCTTTCAATACTTTTGCGCTGACTGTATTGCTTACTTCAAATGTGCTATTTGTGCGGAGAAGACCAACAAGTGTTGTGTTACCATACCACTTAAATCCTAATGTTGGACCAATGTCATCAACACCGTGCCAAATGTGACTTCCTTCAACACCGATTGCATAGTTTGGATGACCTGCTTGATTGAAGTCATAGAGTCTTAATCTTTCGCCATCAAAAGTTGAAGTAGATGGAGCAGAAAGAGTAGTATTCGTGCTGCGGAAAACATTGGCTGAAATATGACTTTGCACACTCAATGTGCCAGTCATCGTATCGCCTGCTCTTAGAACTCGAGTATTGGAATCTGCATATGCAGCATTTGCTTGACCGTAGGCTGCATTCGCTTGACCATAAGCAGTATTTGCTTGTCCGTATGCGCCATTCGCTTGGTCATATGCTCCATTTGCTTGTGCATATGCTCCGTTGGCTTGCCCATAAGCGCCATTGGCTTGTCCGTACGCACCATTTGCCTGCGCATAAGCACCATTGGCAGTATCTCTGGCTGTATTAGCCTGATCGCGAGCACTATTTGCCTGACCATATGCATCATTGGCTTGTCCATAACCTGTATTTGCTTGACCTCTGGCGCTATTTGCTTGATCGCGAGCTGAATTGGCTTGAGCGTATGCGTCTAGCGCTGAATCAAGGGAATAATAAACTCCGTCGCCATCATTCCATTGCCATTGACCCACACCCTCATTCCAAACTAGATTAGCATTAGGAGAAGTGCCGCGATTAATTGTGATGTATGCGTTTAAAGTTGGGGCGCCAGTTACATTTGAATTTAGAGTTATCTCATTATCTTCAACAGACAATGTTTCAACATTAAGAGTCGTGCTATTTCCAAGAACTTCTAGATTGCCAGAAATAACGAGATTTCCTGTGATAGTACCGCCAGCTAGATTTAATTTTAAATTTGCTTCTGCATAGGCATTGTTAGCCTGAAATCTGGCTGCATTAGCCTGAGCCATGGCGGCATTTGCTTGAAGATATGCGCCTTCTCTGGCTAGAGGGAAACCACCAGCTGTTGATCCATCTTGTACAACAACAGTATCTTTATCCATATCGATAAAGATTTCACCAACTGAACCAGTCAGATTGGCGATATTTGCCGTATCATATCTTCGAAATTGTAATGTTGTTGCCATTTAAGATCTCTCTATGAAGTACCTTTATTTATTATTTTCAATTATGCGTTTAAATCAGATGGGCTCAATGCGAAATCTGTCATTAGATCATATACTATCGTTCCAGTCATTAGATCAGTTGGTAATGAGTCGACAGCAACTCTACTTGTTAATAATGATTTATAGTAGGTTAACTGCGATGTTGGATCAGTTGCTGTAAATCGTAATCTAACCAATCCGCCATTAATATCAGAGGAGAACGTACCCACTCCACCGCCAATCGTCGTTTCTGCATATTTGATTAAATTCGTTGTTGTTCCATCATGTAATAGCATGATTTCAAGCGCTGCAAAACCAAATAAGTTTTCAACCTGCATTTGATATTTGCCGCTTCTGTATGTTGAAGCTGACCAGCTGTCAACTGTTTCTGCAAAAGTTGTTGTTGTATCATAAGTGTATTGTTGTGCACCAGAAGATGTGAACGACACATTTGCGTTTCCGCTATCTCCAGATACTACAGAAACAGAAATAGTTGATGTATTAACAAAATTAATATTTGGTGTTGTTACGAGCGAACCTGTGTTTGCTGTAATTCTTACTGTTGCAGAATTGGCTTTATCATATGCAGAATTTGCTTGCCCATATGCATCATTAGCAGTTGTGCGAGCAGTATTGGCTTGGTTTCGAGCGCTATTTGCTTGCTCATATGCATCCAATGCAGCAGAAGTAAATTTAATTGTTTTATATGGCGTATCAATATTATTGGCAGTAATTGAGATTCCTTCGCCAATAAAGTTGACAGTGTCAAGACCTGACGCAACAAGCGCAGGTGATCCATTCATATACCAGTTTTTAAATGTGGAACTTAATGTAATTGTTACAGTATTTGATGCAGCATTAATTGCATGCATACCAGATTCATAATCGAATTGAATCGTATTAATTTGCGAATAAGTGTTAATTATTCCATTATTACTAAAGTAAATTTCTTTAATTGTTAATGGTGCATTTGCTTTTTCGTATGCATTGTTTGCTTGTGCATAAACAATATTAGCATGAGAATATGCACCATTTGCTTGTGCATAAGCACCATTAGCCTGTGAATATGCTCCGTTAGCAGTGTCTCTAGCAGTATTCGCTTGATCCCTTGCACTATTCGCTTGACCATAAGCAGTGTTGGCTTGGTCTCTTGCGTTATTGGCTTGATCATATGCGAGAATTAAATTCGCATGAGTTGCAACAACGTTGCCATATAACGTGATGCTATTTGCAATGATATTGGCGTGAAGTGTTGCAAGTGTTGTATTGGCAAAATCAATGACATTATTTTCGTGACCAGAATCATTGAGATTGTCAAAGAGATACCAAGTTCCATCTCCAGCGTCACGAGCAAGACCAGTATGCGTCACTGATGAGCCAGAATTTTTTGCACCAACAAATCCAATGTCGACAATGTCAGTTAATGTATTATTTGCAGCAAGATAAATTAATGGATCATCAACAGTATAAGTTGATGTATTGATGAATGTTGTATTACCAGTGACAAATAAATTACCAGAAATATTCAATGAACCATTTATGGTTCCACCAGTAAGATTTAATTTTAAGTTGGCTTCAGCATATGCATTGTTTGCTTGAGTGCGAGCAGTATTTGCTTGATCTCTAGCACTATTCGCTTGCGCATAAGCATCATTAGCCGTTCCGCGCGCAGTATTCGCCTGCCCACGAGCAGTGTTGGCTTGATCGTAAACCGTTTCTGCAAATGCTTGAACTCGATCTGAATAAC